GGTGAGGGTTAGTAAAGTGCAGATACGCATCAACGCGATCCTTACCACCGAACAGATCGAACGAATCCTTGACCTTAGCCAGAGCCCAGATGATCTTACCATCCTTCAGAGAGCCAGCAGTCTCCATCGACATATCGCCATGAGCGACAAAGTCGTTGAAGAATTCGAAAGCTTCCGAGTTCTGAACCGGATTCCAGTCATTCGTAATAACGTCGATAACGCGCTGGTCAGACGAGCGAACCAGAGCACGGTGACCGGTCGGAAGCCGGCGATCGCCAACTTCAGCGAACAGTTCAACCGGATCGACAGTCCAGTCAAGACCAGCAGCCTTGAGCATCTGATCAGGAGTCAGGTCATTCGAGACCTTAACGCCAAGACCGTGCCAAGGAACATCACCAGCATAAGCCATGGAAGCCTGACCGTTGACGAATTCGAGTTCATGTGCCATAATATAAGTCCTTCACTGTTTCAATATCTAAGATATAATGTATTTTCAAAATAAATGCAACTGTTAAATTCGAAGAAAAACGTCGTAGCCTTCTTCAGTGTAGCCGAAGTTGATATGATCATCTTCGATGCCAACGCCATAGAACTCTTCGATCATATCGCGTTCGAATTCATCTTCAGCCTTAGCCATAAGCTCTTCCTTAGTCGGAAGCATAACCGACTTAACTTCGCCGATGAATTCGAATTCTTCTGGTTCACCACGCGAACCGATAAGCACATGATAGATGCCCGGCTGGGTAAACTTTTCAGCTTCAACACCTGTAAGGATGCTAGCGTCTTCAGCGGGTATAGCGAAGATCTGGTCAAAATTAACTTCAATCATTTCTCTTTCCTTTCACTCTATATCTTCTTATAGGCTATTTTCAGAAAAACGGCAACTACTTTTTTTGAAAAAGTTAGTCGAGAGGAATACCCGGGTCCTGCTTGCGACCCTTGAAGTGATCGTCAGTAACGCACCAGGACTGAGTCAGTCGGTCCTTGTTAACGAACTGCTGATTAGCATAGCCTGCTAGCTCAATACAGTGCTTCTTGTTCTTAGCAGGATATTCAAACTTCGTAATGAAATCACCATCATGGGTGAAGATCATAAAAATAAGCCAATACTTCATTACCATACCTTTCTATCTGTTTCTTCGTCATAACCAGCAGTATAAGCTTTAACCTGATCTAGGGTCATTTGATGGCTTTCCATTCGAATATTCTGCCAGTAATAGTGAGGGCTATAGCGCCTACCATAGTAGGCATCTGAACTTCCTCGATCATACGGGCTATTATGACTCTTATCAAAGTTTGTCATATTTCATCCTCTACTAAAAGATCATGCACATGCTGGGCATGCTTACATTTACCACGCATAGAACCAGCTACGCAGTTACAAGTAAAGCCGAGATTAGTCATCGAGACTTTGTACTTCTCCCCGGTACGCGAGGATTCAACTGGCCAGACGAATCCGATCAGATGATGGTTGGAGAAGTTAATATCGGGGAAGGATTGAATACGCATTAAGCGTTAGCCTGCTCATCGAGTGCGAGAAGAACACCGAGACCAAAGATGGTCAAACCTGCGAGTCCCTGAATAAAGAAGCGAGTAAAGCTAGCATCTTCCGGGACGCACATGGTGAACAAACCGACGATCATAGCAACATACTTAAACATTTCTCTTTCCTTTCACTCTATATCTTCTTATAGGGTATTTTCAGAAAAAAGGCAACTGTTAAATTTGTTCCCAAAAACGAACCTTGCGACGAATCAGTTCCTTAGCAATGATCAGCTGAGTGCGATCGGCAAACTTAGCCAGATCAGCGTCAAGCTTAGTGCGATCGCACATGTCGAGGAACTGCATCGTTTCGATGAGACCATCTGTTTCAAAAAAGCGGACGGTGATAGGAGCCAGAAGAAGCTTAATCGAGGTCATATTACATCTCCACCATACGTTCATATTCAGCGCGATCGGCCTGCTCATCGAGCCACTCTTCGTAGCCTTCCCAGAGCGTTTCGTCAAGTTCGAGTACGTCCATTTCCGTTCTCCTCATCTTATATCTTCTTATAAGCTATTTTGAGAAAAACGGCAACTGTTATTTCGAAAAAAAAGGGCCCGTAGGCCCTAATTTTATGGAAGGTCAAAACCTACCTTACGCTCAATCTCTTCGATAGAGACTGTTCTGACGGTTGCCTTATCGATGTTATCGACATAATAGACAGCCGCGTTACCAGATGCAAAGTACGCAATCTTGTATAGTGCTACTGGTACAGGTACTTTGTTCTTACCGATTGTCTTAGCAGGGTATTGATATACAGCGCCGGTAATGACGTGAGTGAATGGTACAGAGCGAACTCTATCTTCTAGCATGCGCCATGCAACGCGATTGACTGATGGCAGCTGCGGTGTCATGTTAGTCATGAGAAATGTCTCTGACATCTGCTTATCTGAGTTAGAATCAGCAGCAGGTGTCATATGACCGCGATCGTAACCTGAGTTAGTATAATCTTCAGGAGTAGGGCCGTTTGCAACGCGCTTATCAGCTCTGAAGTCGTTCTTACGAACTACCTTATTAGTACGTGGTGTGGCAATTTCTGATGAGAATACATTAGCGTTATTCTTTGTATCAAAAACCGTAACAAAGAACTCACTGCAGAGCTCAACTGTATTTGGTACTACAATCTCTTTACCGTTAGGATACAGATTAGGGCAATTGGATGCAGCTTGAGCTGGCTGCGCAGTAATAAGAAGTAAAGCTACTAAAGCAAATAATTTTTTCATTCGACACCATACGGTAAGAGTGGAAACTCTTTTATTTAGCCATATGGTATTGCTTACAGCGATCCTTAGCTTTATCTAACCAGTCGTTAACGTGCTCTACGAATACCTGAGCTTCGTTCTCTTCCTCTACAGCGATAGCAACTACCAACTTAGGGTGATAGATCTGAGTCATTTCCCAGAGCATAAACGAGTACATAGCACACTGAAGGAAGTAATCTTCAATCCAGTCCTTACGCTTATTCTTACCAGAGGTTTTGAAGTCAATGATAGCTGGCTTGCCTTTATAGGATGCAACCAAGTCAACAGAGCCAGCTACCTTGAGCTTATGCGAAAAGAGAGAACCTTCAGAGACGCGAATGTTATCGACATCCTGAATTAGCACTTTCTCAAGTTGCTTGAACAGATGAACAGAGATTGGCATCTCTTCTGAGAGGTCAATCGGCTCATTCAGTACGAGCTTTTCGCAGAGCAAGTGAGTGGCAGTACCACGCCGACCAGCCTGAGCGGTCTTCTTAGCAGCTGCTTCTTCACCTATGCGTTGACGCCAGGTAATAAGATGCGTTTGGTCTTTTGTTTTGGATAGAACGGTTGTCACCGATGGGTACTTTTCGCCAGTAGGAGTTTCATAGTGGCGAATTTCCCCATCGATGCGTACGAGGGACGGAAGGTCAATTAGATCATGTTTAAACATTATTCATCGTAGTCACTTTTTAAAATTAAATCAACTGTTATTTTCAGTAAAGACCTAATTGGTTTTCCGCAATGATAAAGTCCCTGACAAAGCCAGAACGAACGATATCGTCTATTTCGAATTCAATGGTGGTCATATCGCCCATGCGATTGAACACTCTCATCATATCAGCGAGACCAGAGGCCTCTTTGTATCGCTCGCTAGTAAGGTCGTCTTGCTTAGTGTCACCGCAAAGGATGACCCGGGACTTATCTCCAGTGCGTGTAAGCACAGTGCGTAGTTCGACGTAACGCTGATTTTGACATTCGTCGATGAGTATAATAGCGTCGTCGATGGTCGTACCACGTAGGAACGATGTTGAGTGGAATTCAATAATTCCTTTTTGTTTGAGAATGTCGTAAGCATCATCTCGGTGATATAACTCAGCGCAGATGGCTTTGTAAGGAGCTTCGTAAACCTCGAGCTTTTGTTTCTCTGATCCGGGAAGGAAGCCGATGTCCTTTGATGATTGGGCGGTACGTATAATGACGAGCTTGCGTCTACGAGTACGGCCATTTTCAATTTCTTTCAGAGCGAGGTAGATGGAGATGAAAGTTTTACCTGTACCCGCACATCCGTGAAGGAAAAGATTATCGCCTTGGTCATAGGCGTTAAATGTGCGGACCTGGTTGTCGGTAATCGGTTGAATATGATTCAGATTAAAATGCAACTGTTGTATTGTTGGAAATTTCATTAATCCCTTTTCAGCTAGTCTTTGTTGTCTTTTACTTAAACGCTGAGCTTTTGCCGACATTGGAGCTCCTGTCTGTGCTAGAGTTAATCACAGGAACATAACGAATTAGCGGGCGGCCTTAGCTTTCTTAACAGCCTCCCTAGTCTTGGACGCTTTAACACCTTTATCACCATATTTTTCGGCAAGTGGTGATGTAGGGTTAGCTGCCGCAATACGCGACATCATGTCGTTAAAGCCTGAATCGTTTTTATGAGTAACACCGGAGATGCCAGATACAAAGGCAGGTGCGTGTGGCACCTGCTCAATGTTCGGATCTTTGAGACGTTCTTCACGGGCAGAGATGGATAGGAATTCGTCCCACTCTTCGCCTGTTGTCTTGTCTCTGAATGTATAAGTTGGCATGAACCTATTTATCTTTCAATAGTCGTCATCATCAACAAGTTCACTAATATTACGCGTTCTAAGTGCATTACGCATCCGCTTCATTTTACGACGCTCCTTTAGAGTGTCTTTTGTCTCGCGGTCATCATAATAGTCTTCGTCGAATTCGAAATCACGAAACTTACGAAAATTCTTAGACATGTTAGAAGATTCCTGGATATGCTTTCTTGATGGTTTCGGGTGAGAGTCCTGTGAACGGTAGCTTCTTTTCTTTAACTGAGATAAGCAGCTTGGCATCCGCAGGGGTGATTGATTCGAGTAGGTCTATAAACATCTTCTCTCGTTTTAGCTGATTCAGGCTATTATTGCCACCCTCTAAAAAGAGATAGAGCTTCTTTGCTTCACCGTAGAGCATATTATCTACGTTAGGATACTCGCAGGGCTTATACGGCGGCGGACCTTCAGGTAGCAGCCATTTAGCTGATGGGTGGAAACAGTACTGGAGAATAATGCGAATAGGCTCACAGTCATTAGCTTGAAGGCATTTAATTTGCTCTTGCTCATCAGGTAGCTTAGCTGTGAATTCTAAAATCCAGGCAATTGATTTACGGGTTGCCATTTTCAGTCCTTAAAATTGGTCAATATCTGACATTAGGTTCTTGAGACGATGCTCAACGAAATATGTAAAGAGCTTATCGCGGCTCTTACCGGCTTGACTAGAGTACGACTCCATAATAGCCTTACGCACAGCATCGGGGATAAAGTTAAGATCAACCAGCTGCTGATTACGCTTCCAGCCACGAAGCATATTCTCATCGCAGAAAGCCGAGGGCTCTAGAGTGAGCCACAGATCAAGCTTCTTAGTAGTAAGAGGCTTCTGACGACCGTTCAGTACGAATACATCATCGCGCGACAGGAAGTTAGGCACACCATCACCACGGTCGCCCTTCATGATATGCTCTTTGAGATACCGATCGGGGTTGTTCTCTTCGATCCACTTCTTACGAACTGGATCATACTGACGTACGTTCATGTAACCATGCAGCTGACGGAAGTCCTTATCACCGGATACGATGAGGATCTTCTCAGACGTATTACCGTACTCATGACACAGCGTACCGATGACATCATCCGCTTCAGCTGTCTCTATCTGAATAACGCGATAAGGGAAGTAAGTCTTCAGCTCTTCGCGAATCTTATTCAGCGATTCAAAGACCATGTTCCAGTCAATCTCAGACTGCTCACGGTCCTTCTTACGGTTAGCCTTGTAGTAGGGGAAGATCTGACGACGCCACGAGCCGCGGTCATCGCAGGCGATGATCATCTCGCCAAACTCATTACGGAACTTGGCATTATAGCCGCGTAGTGAGTTAAGTACCATGTGACGAAGAAGGTCTTCTTCGATCTTAATGTTTGTATGGTTTCCGATCTGAGCCATAAAGTTCGAGATCATTACCTGGTTAAGGTCTACAATAATCACTTTCAATACC